TTCTGATGTTTGTTCTGATGTTTGTTCTGGTGTTTCTTGTGATGTTTCTTGTTTTTTATTACTTGTAATTAGATCAACTACATTACTTAATGCAGTTTGTATTTGGTCTCCAATTGAAATAGCTGGTTTACTATCTTCACCATCATCTGATATATCATCATCTTCTAATTCTTGATATTCTTTATATGAATCTTCTGCTTTTTTAACAGATTCACGTGTTATTGGATGTAAATCACTATCACTATCATCTGAATCGCTTTGATTAGATGTGATATTAGATATATTCATAATTTCTTTATTAACATCTTTTTTATCAATATTTGTTTGTTGTAATTGTGTTGTTTCATTTAAATGTAAATGATTTAAAATATTATTTGTTTTTTCTGAATTCATAGATGTTAATTGATCAATATTATCTTCTGTAATTATTCTCATTTGTATATTCATTGTTTGTAATTCTTGCATTAATAATTTAAATGCATATGGAACTCTTATAATACTAAAACTTTTTCCGTATTTGGTAATTACTTTAATATTTTCATTATTTGTAATTGGATTATTTGAAAATTTTAATGGTCCGTCGAGGTATGGGCTAATAAATATTTTTTTTTCATAATTATATATTGCAATAGTACCAGTATTATTACATATTGCAATATAATAATCATCTCCTCTTTTTAACATAGATTCTTGCAAAAAATAACTAGCACCATGTGCAATAATACCATCACGTTCCATTTCACCAATTCTAAGACCACCATCATTAGCTCTACCTTGTACTGTCTGTCGGGTTAAAGATGTTCTGGGTCCTTGTGCTCTATAATTAATTTTATCTTTAACCATATGTTTTAATCTCATATAATAACATGGACCAATAAAAACTTCCATATTCATTTGTTCACCTGTTTCACCATTGTATAAAATTTCATTCCCGGTTGAACTATATCCAACTTTTTTCAACATATTTCCAAAAATTGTATGTTTAGAACCTTTATTTACAAATGCAGTACAGTCACCATGACCACCATATATAGAACATGCTTTACCCATTAATGTTTCAATTAATTGACCAATTGTCATTCTACTAGGTAATGCATGAGGATTGATTATTAAATCAGGTCTAATTCCATCTTCTGTAAATGGCATATTTTTTTCTGGTATTATTAATCCAACTGTTCCTTTTTGTCCGCATCTACTACAGAATTTATCTCCTTGTGCGGGTATTCTTTCTTCTCTAATTCTAACTTTAGCAATTCTGAAACCTTGTTCTGAATCAGTAATAAATGATTTATCAACAAAACCTAATTGACCTTTTTTAGGAGTAATAGAGCTATCTAAAAATTTATCTGGATTATTTGTATTAGTTGTTATTTTTCCAATAATTACTTTTTTATCATCTAACTGTGTATTTTCTTTTACTAAGCCAAATTCGTCTAATAAAGAATAATCATATCCTGGTTTTTTACCAATAACAGTTTCTTTTTCAATATTTGAAAATTTAGAATCTACTACATTACCTAAAATTTTTGAACTTTCTTCTCTAGATTCATACATATTAAAATATGTAGTATTAAACATTCCGCGTTCTATAGAACCTTGATTAAATAGAATACTATCTTCTACATTATATCCACCGTAACAACCAATTGCAACAATAGCATTTAATCCATATGGATGTTCTTCATTATTAATATATTTTAAATATCTACTAATAACTAATGGTTTTTGCCCATTATTTAATACCACTCCCATTTTATCTATTCTATTATTGTAATTAGAATTATATAAACTTACTGCTTGTTTACTTTGTCCACAAGAAAATAAATTTCTTGGAAGTTGATTATTTTCCGGAAATACAATTTGATTTCCCATAATACCTAATAATAAAGATTGATGAATTTCTAAATGACTTGTAAATTTTGTAATTTCACTAATATCATTATTTATTAAAGCACATTCAGTTTCAGATGTGTCTATATAATCAATAATTCCAGATTTTTCTAATAATTCAGTAATATTATTAGTTGTATATAACTGATTAGGTTTTTCATAAAATAAATCTTTATTTATTAAATCCTTTAATGTAGTAAGAGTATTTGATATGTTTTTAAATTTATTAAATCCAATTAAATAATTAAAAAAATTATATTCATCGTTTAAAATATAATCTTGTTTTCCTAAAAAACTAGGTTTTTTATTATTAACATAAAAAGTAGGTCTACATATTCTTCCAGAATCAGTAAAAATATTAATTATTTCTTCATGAACAGACCAACCTATACTAGTATAAATTGGAATTAATCCTAATCTTCTATAATTTAATAAAAATTCCATACATTCATTCGGATTATTAGTTATTCCTATCCATGAACCATTTACAAAAATTTTAACACCTTTTGATATATAATCTATATTACATTCTGATAATAATTCAATAAAAAGTGTTTGTCTCATAAAATTTATAATTTTTGTTCCACTATAACCTTTTGTTATAAACGCACCTAATGATAAATGTTTATGTAATCCTACATTACCACCATCTGGTGTATCAAATGGATCAATTATACCCCATTGTGATGAATGAAGAAGTCTAGGTCCTACTATTTTTGCACTTGAATCTAATGGTAAATTTAATTTTCTTAAATGTGATAAATATGAATTATATGATAATCTATTTAAATCTTGTATAACTTCTGGACGCTTTGTATGTTCTTCAGCTCCCCAATTACCTTTAAATGCTTTTTTAAAGCCATTTTCTAAAATTCTTTCTTTAAAAATTTGATTATAATTATTTTCAATCAAAGCGGTAAAATTATTTTGATAAATGCCTTGTTTATAGTAATATTCTTTATCTATTGTTTTATATATATGTTTTTGTTGCAATGTATAGTATTCTTTAAATAGATCATATATTAATGATCCAGTTAATTCTATACGTTTATATTTAAAACTATCTCTATCTGTTTCATTTTCTTCATTATAGAAAACTTTTATTAATTTTTTAACCATAAAACCTAAATATAATGCTTTAGTTTTAAAATTATTTTCGCCAATTTGAGGTAATAAATAATCCATTAAAATTTCTAATACATGTGATATTGTTTTTCCTTTTGTTAAAGTTGCTATATATTTTAAAGCAGTTTCTTGTTCATATATATTTCCTGCATCATAAATAGAAGATCTGAAAAAGTTCAAATAATCTTTATTATTTTCAATATCTAATAAACAATATTCTATAATTTGTTTATCGCTTAAAATACCTAATGCTCGCATTAATATAAAAAATGGTACTGGTTTTCTTACATTTGGTATATTAACTAATATTTGATTATTTTCTAATGTAGGTGTTGGTCTTAATAATCTTATACTTAATGTTCTTACAGGTTTTGATGCATCTTCTGAAACACATCTTATTTCAGCTGAATGACTATATAATTCATTATAATCGGATTTAACATATATCATATTATCTGCAAATTTTTCTTGTGGTACTATTGCTTTTTCTTTACCATCTATTATAAAATATCCACCAAGATCATTTTTACATTCTCCCATATTAAATTTGGTTTTTCTGTTTAATGTATTTAAAATACATAAATTTGAATTTAACATAATTGGAAATTTACCAAAATATATATTTTCTAATTTTGATTCTTTTATTTCTTCGATACCATCTTTATTGTATATTTTATATATAATATCAATATCCATATGTAATGTAATAGAGTATGACATATTTCTAAGTCTAGCTTCATTTGGAAACATATAATGTTCTCTATTTTTATCAAAAATTATAGGTTTTCCAAAATATAAGTTTTTTCCTTCTTTTCCTCCAAAATAAATTTCGGCTTGTAAATTATAATTTTTTGTTTCTTCGTTTTTATCTTTTAAAATTTTAATTGGATTTTTTTCTTTAATTATATTATAAATTTTTTTATCGAAAAAATCATTATATGAATCTATATGGTGTTTAATTAATAAATTTTCATCACTTTCAAAATATTTATCAATAATTGTCCATATTAAATTATCATCCATTTATATTATAAATATAGTATAAAATTCTTATATTTATTAAACAAATTTTTAATAAATATAAAAAATATTTATCTAACTTTTACATATTAAAGTTAATTAAAATGAATGCAAAAATAACAAAAAGTACTATAATTGGAAATAATACTAAAAACCAAGAGATCTCTTTATATCCTGCTTTGCATAGAGCATTTAAAACAAATGTCCAGAATAATATATAAATAGCATTCAAAATAAATATAATAAATGTATTTGGAACATTACAACTATAATCGCCTAAACAAAATTTATTAGTATTTCCAAAATTTTGTAAAGCAATTATAACAAATGCTATTACTGAAATAAATAAATATAAGAATGCTGGTGTGCATAATTTTTTAAAATCTTTAGAATATTTATTTAAATACGACATTTTTATAATATAATTATATAAAAAAAATTAATTATTTCCTAAAAATGTATCTTTTACATTACTTATTTGATTTAAACCAGAACGCGTAACATCTGTTAATGGTTGAAAATTTACACTTCCCCCTTTTTGAAGTTTTTTATTGGGTCTTAATATAAATATTTTTTTTATTTGTTTTTTAGTATATTTTTTTTTTTCTTTTTTCACTTTTTTTTTGCTTTCTTTTTGTTTTTTTTTAGATTTTAATTTTCCTAAATTTTTTTTAGTTTTTAAAAAAAATCTTCTTAATTCTTTCATTTTTCTTAATTTTATTCTCATAGTTTTATTACGAAGCATCTATAATATATTAATATATTTTTTTATTCTATATCAACATGTGTTAACATATGTCTTCTACAACAATATTTTTTTAATTGTAAAATATCCATTACTTCTCCTTCTGGTGTTTTATTTGTATGTTCTTTTGTTAGATATATTACTTTATCTAATTCTAATTTACTATTTAATTTTCTTTTTTTTACTTCTCTTAAATAATATCTATATTTATCTCCTAAAACTTCACCACATGTAAAACATTTTACTGGAATTAACATATTTATACTTATATTATAAATAATTTATAATATAATTTCAATTTATTTTTAATTTTAATTTTTAAATTATTAAGGATATCTCTCCTCTATTGGAATATATCTACAAATAAATCTAGATAAATGTCTACATTTACATTTACAAGTATAATTATTATTAAATCTAAATCCATTATATTCTCCTCTTTCTATTGATTTTTCATATTTTAATGGTTTATTTGTTTTATGTCTTGTACAACAATTACATAAATTAAATAACTTTACAATATCATTATTTTTCAAAATTTGATTTTTATAATTTATACAATAGCTTCCTTCTACTAAACGAGAATATAGTTTTGCAGAAGTCATTAAATTACTGACCTCTTCTATTTTATATTTTATCATAATTAAATAATGTTTTCTTATAATTTTTACTGCCCATAAATAATTAAATGACCAAATATATTCAATTATATCATTTGGTAATTTAATAAATAAATAATTATTTTTTATAATATCAGAATTCATTTTAATTTTATTAAAAAATATTTATTATTTTTATATTTTTTTAAATTTTATTAAATCAATTTTTTTTATAAATTATTATAAAATTGAAAAATAATAATTTATATACATATTATAATTATTATGACTGAACATCAAGATTGGAATATAATTACCTTTACAACTAAATCTAACCTTCCAAAAAAACAAATATCTAAACCAAAAGTTCTTGAATCTAATCAAGAAATAAAATATGAACAACCAAAACAATTAGGACAACTAATTTTACAAGCACGTACAGCATGTAAAAAAAATCAAAAAGAATTAGCTAATCAATTAGGTATAGCTGTTCAAATTCTTTCAAGATGGGAAACAAATAAAGAGATACCTGATAACAAACAAATTGCAAATATTGAACGTATTTTAAGAATAAAATTACCAAGATCAAAAAAAGTTATAGTTTCTAATGAATAATTATAATTTTACTAAATTATAATCTCCACTTAATGTTTTTTTTATTACATATTGAGTATCTTCTCTATGAATATTATTATGACATTCTTCGCATATATTAATTAAATTTGCTTTATGATTTTTATTAAATTCTTCATTTATTATTCCATTCATATTTGCTGTCTTTTGAAACTGTAAATGATGTATTTCTGTTCCATTATTAATATTACAAAGTTCACATTTACCTTTTAATTTTTTACTATTATATTTAGTTTTTTTAACAGATATTATTCCTGTTTTTTTATGATATTTATTTCTAATTAAATATGCATTATCTATAAAATCATCTGGTAAATCTAATGATTTACATACTTCTAACCCATACATTGCTTCGCCTGGTCCATTTTTTAATTTTCTATCGTAAATTAAATTATTTAAATTTTTATCAAATAATACACTCATATGATATATTTTCATTTTATCTAATCTTTTAACCTCCTCATATTCTAAAATTTCATGAAAATGTGTTGCAAACAAAAATGTAGAATTTATTTTATTTAATTTTTCTAGACTTGCCACAAATATACTTAATGCTGAAGTACTTTCTGTTCCACTACATAATTCATCTCCTAAAATAATACTATTTTCATTTGAATATTTTAATATTGTTCGTAATTCGCTCATTTCAACCGCAAATGTTGATAATCCTTTAAATAAATTATCATTTCCTAATATGCGTGTAAATAAATAATTATATGGATAATAAATAAATTTACTACACGGAACATACATACCCGATTGAGCCATTATTATAGCTATACCAACTGATTTAATAAATGATGTTTTTCCTACTGCATTTGTACCATATAATAAAAGACCATTACTTGTATTACCTAACTTCAAATCATTTGAAACATATAATTCTTTTGTATTTATTTGTTCAATTAAACAATGTCTAATTTTTTCAAATTCAAAAAAGGACTTTTTATTATTTTTATCTATTATTTCTGGTTTACATAAATTATATTTATCTACATTATATGTATTACATTGACATATATCTAATAATGAAATAAATAGTGAAATATTATGTAATTTTTGTTCTTTAAAAAGTAAAAATTCGCTTACTATTTTATTATATGATATTTGTAATGAATTTATTAATAGTTCTCTCGAATTTTGAATATTATTTATAATATTATTAATTAATGGATTTTCTAAAATTACATTTGTTAGACTTGATCCGTGTTTTTTAAATGTTATGCATGATATATCAAGCTCTATAAAATCTTCTGTTCTTGAAAAAGATGACATATAATGTATTTTAATTAATTTAGTTTTTAGTTTATCAAATATATCTTTAAGCAAAAGTGATCTACGATTTGTTAAAAGTAACATTATATCATTCTTACCCGTTTCATTTATCTTTATATAAGATATATCTTTAATATAATCTATTTCACTATTATTTTTTGAATTTTTCTTTGATCTCTCAACATTTGCAATTAAATTTGAAAAATATTTTGATATAGCTTCTAATTGTTGACGTGAATCTATACAATTTTTTAACTTTGTATTTAAAACTTTATCATAATTTTTATTAATAAAATTTAAATCTTCAATAGTATATGTATTTAATTTATCTATCATAATATTATTTGATTTTATAACATCAAAACGTTCTTCTATAAAATTTTTTAATTCAAGACATATTTTTTCAATATTAAAATTGCAATACTTTTCTATATATGCCATCATAAATGAATTTTCTTTATTTTCTAAAAATATATAAAATATTTTTTTTATAATTGAGAGATCATCATATAGATTTGAAAAATCTTTAGGATTTATTTGTTTTAGTGTTGCTTTTCTCTCTATTTTTTCAATATCTTTTATATTTATTAAATTATCTCTGATGTTTAAATATAATTTACTACATCTTAATTTATCAATTATATCATAATTTATATTTAATTCTGTACTATCAATCGTTGGATGTAATAGTTTATAATTAAAATTTCTTTTTCCTATATTTGTAACACAATTATTTAATAATGAGAGAACACATGATAGTTTACCATTGTGATTATTATCACTTATTATATTTAATTGCTTTAATGAATGATTTGCTAATATTAAATTTTTATTATTATTTTCAAATATAGGATAATCTATATTTTTAATTAATAATGGATTGTGATTATTTACAAAATTTAATAAAAAACAGAGAGATGAATTTATAAAATAGTTATTTCTAAATTCTTCTTTATTAACAAATGAATTAGCACCATATATCTTATCTATAAATTCTTCTTGAAATGTTTGTTTTTCACAATTTAATGCAAATTTTATAAATTCATTTTTTATATTTTCATTTAGATTTAATTTATGAATTTTTTTTGATTGTAAATTTATATAATTTATTATTTTATTAATATAATTTTCATCTTCCATATTTGTTATTATTATGGTTTCAGATGGATTATATATTGAAATATATTTTTCTAATTGATCATAAATAGTGGGAGTATCAAAATATTCTATATTATATTCATATGTTACTAATTTACCTGTTATAATATCAATATTAGATATTGCTATTGTAATCATCGCTTTTTTATATAAAAGATTTGCAGATGTATAATTTATCCAAATACACATTGTATTATTTGTTAATGTATCAGTATTATCATTATTATTAAAATACATACCTGGTGAATAAACACATGCCAAACTTCTTGTTGTATTTTTACCCTGTACATCTTGTACAAACACTGGGACAGTATATCCATTTTCTAATAATTTTTTTATATTTTTTTCTAAAAATAATACACCAAAACCAGCCATTACTACATCTAAACCACCAACACACACATTTTTTCTTGCTATTGCCATATCATTAATTTTAGAAAATTCTAAAATTAAACTTCCATGATAATTGCCTTCTTTATCTACTTTTGCATAACATTCAAAAAAACTACCTACTTGCATTAAAACTATCGTTTTATTACCATATTTATTCATATAGTTCTTTGTTAATTCAAAATATTCATCTATTAAGGTCATA